AAACACACCGAAGATGATATCATCATAGTTCTTTACCTGAGGAACCATATCATCAGATGCCAAAAGAAGAACATCACCATCGGCGTGTTCCATATTCGCATTTACTGCTTCGATTTTTGTTTTCGAATGACCGTAATGATACTCAATAGGAACATCAAACTGCTCAAAGAATTTACGAATCTCTGGTGTGTTCATTGTTTCATCATCTTCATCCATGGTAACAATGAAAAACACATCATGTTTTCCACTAAGATATTCGACATACTTAGTGAAAGTATTCATGAATCGTTCTGGTCTATTACGGGTAGGAAACTTGATAACGAGTCTGGACATTCTTTTCACCTTTGTTCATCATGTATCTAAGAAACATTCCTTTCTTAGTTTCCGATTGAGTATTTGGCAATCAAATCCCATTCATTCTTTTCTGAATACGGAAGGATTTTTATCTGTGCCATGCTTGCTTTTGGAGCACACTTGTATGGTTCAACAATCTCAACCAATTCCCATTGCTCCAAAAGAGTTACAATTGTATTGCGTCGGGCGATATCATTATCAGTAAGTGTTGATGGTAGACCATCTAAAGCAAACAACTCTTTGAAATGCACAATGTAGTACTTGCCTCTCTTGTGCAAGATATGACACGACTGATATAGTTTCTTTTCTTTCTTTGAAGAAACGCCAATACGAGTGAGTGTTTCTTTCACCTTTAAGAAATCTTCTTCCTTAAGAAGTCTCACTTCGATAAAATTTTCAATGATCTTTTCTTGTTCCATATTACTACAATTCCATTAAATACATACTTGAAATATCGTAATATGTATGCCATTTAAACGCCACCTCGGAACAGAGATTCTTTAATCTGGTTGATTTGTTCTTCGGTAAGAATATTCAATGCTTCCATTGCTTTACGATTTGAATAACCATAGTACTCCTTAATTACTTCAAGATTATCAATCTTATCCTTCTTCTGCCATTTACTAAATCTTGATCTTGGTCTGATCGTCTTTCTCAGGTACTCAAACTGCATCTTATTTGGCATCTCAGGATACATATTCACTTCATTCACCTGGAAGATGGTATCAGGGAAATACGATAGACACCGATTGATAACAAAAGGAGGATAGTCCTTTTCTACAGATAAATCAGATTCATCTGAAAACAAATCTTCCTTCGTCTTATTTATCGCGTTTAGATATTTGGATAATTCCATACTACTCCATCTTAACTGATTTTTGCATCCTTGTCAACAACAGCGATAATGTATTTCTGACGAATCAATCTGAACCCTGCAAATTCAGAATAACCAGGTGCCCGGTCAACCAACACTCTATCACCCATCTTTACATCAATTGGAATCTCATCCCCTTGATCTGAAATTTCCGGGGCACCAATAGATGCAATAGTTCCTGTGTAAAACTTGTGGTTCTCTTTCTCAGTATGATACAAACCTGTTTCAGTTCGTGTTGACATTTCATCTGGTTTGACCGCGATCCAACCACGATACGGATAAAACTTCTTTCCCATTATTCTCACTCTGTAAGAAACTCACTGCCCGTATTATGAGCAGATTCGTTTGATGAACCACCTGAAACGGTAATGTTATACTCGGAAGCATTATATACTCCGACTATATCTGAACCACAATAAACTAGAATGTTCCCATCAGTGACTTTAACCTCAGTGATGTTTTCTAGGCGAATCGGTGCACAATTGATCGTCGGATCAATCTTTTTAACTACTGCGGTTTTACTCATGTTGACTCTTTCTTATTTGAATTGACAATCCATCATTAGATGGACAATACATGCTGTTAAATTGATCTCTGCATCGGCGACAAATGCTGCCTTATATTGATAATCTGCAATGATAAGAATCGCCTGTGGAATAGATGAACCATCGAGTTGCGGAACAATACCATCATACATTGCTCGAAACAATGCAGAAGGATCATTATCGAGTTCTTCAACAACCCAACGGCGCACAGTCTGAAACTTCTTCTGCTTCATGGCATCAATCAGACCCTTGACTTGAACATTGCCAATCTGCGACAGAATACCAACATCAATCTTACCTGATGCGGCGTATCGCTGTAGTTCATTCAAGATGCGACGAAAATCAGGAAAGTGCTTCGTGATTAACTCAGCAATTACCTTGTCAGTATACTCGATGTTCTCTGTGTCTAGAATGGTTTTCACTCTAGTAAGAAACTGTGAAGCAAGTTTTGGTTTTTCACTGTTTGGAATAGTGAAATCAATGCAGGTACATCTAGAGTGTAATGGTTTGATGATTCTGTTTTTGAAATTACAGGTCAAAATGAATCTACAGTTATCACTGAATTCCTCAATGAAACCTCTTAGTGCTGGTTGTGTTGATTGGGCGTTTGAATAATCAAACTCGTCAAGGATAACAACCTTTTTTGTATCGGACAAAGAAACAGTGGAAGCAAAGTTTCTGATTTTGGTTCGCAGAGTATCAATGTTGCCATCTTCTGAACAGTTGATGATGATATAATCGGCATCTAATTCATTACACAATGCCTTGGCAACTGTGGTTTTGCCCACACCTGCATTACCAGAAAGAAGAAGGTTCTGGACTTCGCCACGACGAATCATATCCGTAAAAGTCTTCTTGATGATATCAGGAAGGATACAATCTTCAATGGTTTGTGGACGATACTTCTCTACAAACAAGTATTCATTACTATTACTATTCACTAATCACGCCCTTTGTTTGTTAATTGTTTGATTTGAAAACTGAATCAGATTCAAGTGCAAGATAGTACTTGATATCCCTGGTTGCATGTACAAACTCTGAAATCTTCTGTTCGGAGATTGACACAGTATAATCACCAGGGATCATCTTGAAATAGTCTGCCTTAATGTAGAACGAGAAATCATATCCTCGAAGGTCCTCTGGCACCGGACCGATTGAAATAGTGAAGTTGTTTGAGGTGACATTTGTACGATCAGTTACAGCAATTTCAACTTCATCACCGTTTCGTTGAATACAAATATCACTGACCTGTAGAACACTGGCAGCACGAATCAATTCGTTGATTCTGTCTTCCTTTAGTTCAAAGGTGTACACAGTTGCCGGCATGTTGATGGATTTACTTACAACACTGAGCAGTTTCGGTTCACAATAGTAGTACTTAACAGAAGCGCCATTCTTACCACGAATTGTTAGATACTTTTCATCAAAATCAATCTCTGGTTCTTCAAACAAAGATACAGTTGCAAGAAATTGATTCAAGTCCCAAATACCAAACTCAACATCAAAGTTACAATCAACTGTGGCCTCAGCAACAACACTCTTGATTGGTGAAATTGTGTTGATCTTAGAACCAGGTTTGATCAAGATGTTTGAATTGATTTTGGCGAAGTTCTTAAGAACCTCTAATGTTTCACTTGTCAGTTTCATACCCATTATACAGTTTCCTCTGATTTATCTTTTCGGTGTGCCACTTAGCATTCACCATTCCATATCTGATTCAATCTCATTGTATGCATCAGGATCAACCTGACCATCAGCATCAATGATATTACGAAGATAAGATTTGTCAATCTTTCTTTTTGTCTTTCGATCATCTTTTTTCAATCGATCGTTATGTTCTAGTTCTTTATCTGGTTTGGGACGCTTTTGTTGTTTACTCATCCCCAATCTCCTTGTCGCGCTGATAAGGTTGTAAGTAATGATGATGCTGGCAATGTTGTTGATTGTGGTTGTTGTTTTTCAACGGGAGTTGCATCTTTGAAGAAATGTTCTTCCTTAAGGAGGTAACTCGGCAACTGTGTACCACTCTGACTAAAGTAGTGACAAACAGATTTAAATGAAACCGGTGGCACTACGGCATTTGTATACTCACGGAAAATTTTCTGCTGAATGTGCATAGGAATACATTCAAAATCAATCAATGTGCGATTTCGATTCCAGTTTCTACTTTCAGTATGTTGAGAATCCATATTCAAATCATCATCAATCAATGTCTTGACATGATTAATTTTCTTCTTGGAACATGGCGTTTGTCTCGTTCCTTCAAGAAGAAAAATACTGTCCGGAGTGAACATATTTGGAATACCATCTGTGGCATCACCTCGGACGATCTGGTCAATTAGTTCATCCTTAGGATCATCTACCTCTATATATTTACGACGGAAATAATCAAACTGCTTCACATTAGTATCATCATGCAATTGCTTGAAATCTTTATCGGCAGATACAATAACAATATGTTCTGGTTTGCACTTCAAACCTGTATGAAGTCTTGTAAGCACAGCAATAATATCATCCGCTTCTGCTCCTTCGACTTTCATATTCTTGAAAGGCAATTCAACAGCAACTTCATCACGGAGTTGATTGATAATCGCATAACGATCATCTGTATTAGAATCGGTTTTACGGGATTCCTTGCGTGAATATTTGTAGTATGGAAATACTTCTTCACGCCAGCACGATGATGAATCATGACATAGAATCACTTCTCCAAACTCTGATGCAGGAAACAACTCAAGAATTCGAGCATACGAATGTAGTACCTGTCTTCTGAAAACAGTGAGGACCTGTTCTGCTGATGCATCTTCTATTTTTAGTCCCGTAGATAGAAGTATCTTTTCCGTAACAAAGGTATTTGCCATTAGAATCTGATTGTTGTCGATGAGAATCATTTATACACTTTCATAATAATCATATTTGCATTCATTCTGCCGTTCACAATCCCTGGCTTACTTGTGATCTTATTGAAGGCAGTTTTCAAACCTTGAATGCCTTGTGTCTTTGCAATCTGCAATAGGTCATTCACCTGTGTTTCCCGTATGCACTTGCATACAGATTTATCTATGTTGACATTTTGTATTGTGGTTCCTTTGACTGTAAAACCTCGCTTGTCCTGCGATTCTAACAAATACATCTGACGAGTCTTTGCGTTGAACAGGCATACTTT